TGCAGGCACGCAGGCCGTTTCCTTTGTGGACACCTTCTGATGGCTGACCAGGGTGCAACCACGCCGGCACCACCGCCGATCGACCAGCCTCTTTACACGATGGCGACACTACCCGCCGCGTCTACGCTGCCGCAACGCTTCGTGCAGGTCAGCGACAGCCCCGGCGTCGGCAACGGCCTCACGCAATGCAAAGTCCGTGTGACGCGCGGGCAGGCCAGCGTGGCATCGCTTCTCGGCCTCACCATCCTCAGCTTTCCCGCATCTGTCGGCGCGACGTGGGTCAGCATCGTAGCGCTCGCTTAACCCCCAATCCCTGAGAACCAGCAGGAGCAACGGACATGACTGACGACACAGACCTGAAGATGCCGATGGATGGTATGGACGATGCGCCGCAGACCGCACCGGCCAATGATACGACTCCTGACACCGCGCCACAGAACGACCGCGCGCGTGATGAAGCAGGACGGTTCGCGCCGAAGCCTGAAGGCCCGCGTGGCGAGCCGAACGATGAAATCGCCCGCCGCCGTTACGCGCAGGAGCGTGATCAGGCCCGCAATGAGGCGGCGGAGATCAAGCAACTCTACGAGGCCCTGGAGAAGCGCCTGGCCGACATGGCCGCGATCGTCAAAGGCGATGATCCTGAAGCGAAGCCCGCCGATCCCCTCGCCCCGATCAACGAGCAGCTGACGAAGATCACGCAGCGGTTCGAGACGGAGGATCAGCAGCGTCAGGCGGAAGAGACGCACCGGCAAGTGCTGGCCTATTCGGATCAGGATGAGGCGCGGTTCCGTCAGACCAACCCCGATTTCCCGCAGGCGGCGCAGCACTACATCCACAGCCGGCTCACCGAAATGCAGGCGCTTGGCTATGGCCAGACGCAGGCGGAAAGCGCGCTGGCAGAAGAAGCCAAGGCCCTGCTCTACCAATGCGCGCAGGCCAATCGCTCACCGGCTGAAGCACTCTACGCCATGGCCAAGGCTCGCGGCTTCACGTCTGGTGCTTCACCAGTTCCAGCGCCTACGCCGGCTCCTGCAAACCAGAATTTCGGCGGTCGCACAATGGGAACCGGCAACGGCCCGGCAGGCGGCGCAATGACGGCGCAGCAGATCGCGGCACTGAGTGAAGAAGATTACATGGCGTTCCGCGCAACTCCTGAAGGGCAGCGCGCAATTCGGCGTGCAATGGGCCAATGACTATTGCATTAGAAGAACGAATGATGCAGGATAGTTGAGCGAGCGGCAATAGTCGCTCCTAGTCAGAGCGGTGGCCCCGACCGGAGAGGGGAAGGCGCGGACTGCCTCAAGTGTCCCTCGCATGCTCCCGGCGAATGGGAGTTCGCACCAGCCAAGCGAAGCGGCTGATCCGAACTCAATTCCTTTGGGAGCATTCACCGTGGCATATACCGAATACGCATCGGGCCACCCGCTCAGCCCGACCATCTGGGAGCGGGAGCTTTACGCCGAAGCCATGCAGCAGACCTACGTCTGGTCGTTCATGGGCACCGGCAACAATTCGCTGCTGGTCCGCAAGGACGATTTCACGACCAAGGCAGGCGACAAGCTCATCCTGGGGCTTCGCACGCAGCTGACCGGTCGCGGCACCACTGGCGACGACACCCTGCACGGCAACGAAGAGTCGCTGGTCACGCAGAACGATCAGTTCGTGATCAACCAGCTTCGCCATGCCGTCATCAGCAAGGGTCGCATGTCGGAACAGCGCGTCATGTTCAACATGCGCACTGAAGCCAAGGACGGCCTGACCGACTGGTTCGCCACTCGGTTCGACACCTGGTTCTTCAACCAGATCGGCGGCGCGACTTACCAGACCGACACGGCCTATACCGGCTTCAATGCGGTCGCTCCGGTGGACGCCAACCACATTCTCCGCCCGAACGGCAAGACGGCTGACGAAGCCCTGACCACCGGCGACGAACTCACGCTGACCCAGATCGATCGCATCGTCGCTCGCCTGCGTCAGGGCACGTTCGCTTCGACCGGCGTCATGCCGATCCGCCCCATCAAGATCAAGGGCGGCAACTACTACGTCATGTTCGTGCACCCCAACCAGGTGCAGGCGCTTCGTTCGCAGACGAGCACGGCGCAGTGGGCGGACTTGCAGCGCGCGGCGATCCAGGGCGGCCTTTCCGACCTGCCGATCTTCACGGGCGGCGATTATGTCGGCCTCTACAACGGCGTGGTGATCCACCAGTCGGAGAAGGTGCCCAACGGCGTCAATTCGACCACGGGCGCGGCTGTGGCCAACGTCCGTCGCGCGGTCCTGTGCGGCGCGCAGGCGGCTATGTTCGGCATCGGCGGCGACACCCCGGACGACAACAAGAAGTTCAAGTGGATCGAAGAGCGTTTCGACTACGAAAACCAGCTTGGCGTCTCCGGCTACACCATCGCCGGCCTCAAGGCTTCCGTCTTCGGCAATGCCCGCTTCGGAACCTTCGTCATGCCCACCTACGCACCGCTGAGCTGAGGAGGTTCACATGGGAGTAGCACGTCAACTTGAGACCCAGCAGACGCACTATCTGCGTCGGGATGTGGCCTTCAACACCTCGGGCATCGCGTCCGGTGTGCTGATCGGCACTGTTCCTGCTGGCGCGAAGATCATGCACATTCGCATCTTCGTGGACACCGCCTTCAACGCAGCGACGACCAACGTTCTGCAAGGGGGCACCACCGGCACCGGCACCAACCTCTTCACGTCCACGGACGCTGCGGCGGGCACACCCGGTCCCAAAACCCCGGCGTCGGCGGCCAATCAGGCGACCGGCCTCATCTTCACGCAGGATACCGACCTGTTCGTCTCCTACACGCAGACCGGCACTGCCGCGACTGCTGGTGCGGCGACGATCATTGTCGAGTTCGTGCCGCTGACCAACGGAGGCTGATCATGGCCAAGATCGTTTGGAAGAGCACGCCCAAGGCGGCTTATGAATGGGTCGAGGTCGAAGGTGGTGAGAGCATGTCTCACCACCAGATCGCCGCGTTCCTGGATGACTATATCTCTGAAAACGGCCTGGTGCCGGTGGAGACGGATTATGTCGGTGAGACGCCCCGTCACAAATATGGCCGCTACATCGCCACCGGCGCTGCTGCGTCGGCTGTGGCCCCCACCGCGCTTCCGACCCGCGAAACCGACCTTGCGAAGGCGAACGAGCGCGCCGACGCCCTTGAGCAGGAAGTTGCCCGCCTCAAGGCCCAGCTCGACAAGAAGCCTGCCGCCCGCACGGCGAAGATGGTTGACAAAGTGGAGCCTGGCATCGGTTCCGCTGGCCGTCAGTCCACCGAAGATGCTCGCGACACGCTGAACACTCAGGATGGCGTGGATATCGTGGCTTCCGGCGAGGAAGTGCGCGAGGACATGAGCAGCGATGACCGCTCGGACGACAACCCGAAGGTCAACAAGAAGTAATGGGCGGAGCGGCCCTCTTCATGCTGGCCGCTGAGGGCGGGGACGCGTAATGGCTATTGCGCTCCCCGCAGCCCCGACCAATGCGAGTTCGCTCGGCAAAATCTGCAACCGGATCGCTGACGAACTGGTGCGTCCCGACTTGAGGGCATCGCACATTCCCCTTGCCGTGAACGATGCCGTCAAGGAGGCCGCGACCGATCGTTTCTGGTTCAACGAACTGCGCGGCCTCACCTTCACGACCGTTCCGGGCCAGATTTTCTACAATTCCGCCGACGCGATCGAGCTTGGTTATCTTTCCGATATCGACACGATTTGGCTGATCATCAACGGCCAGCGCCGCAACATGGAATTGGCCAACGCGCTCAACGTCAACAACTGGCTTGAGGGCCAGATGACGCTGACCGGCGAGCCTTGCTCCTACGCGCGATACAATGATGGCATCCTCCTGTGGATGGTCCCGCGCCTTGCGTGGACGGTCTATATCGACGGAACGACCAGCTTCGCTCCTCTGCTGAGCGATACCGACACCAACGCATTTCTTGATCAGGGCGAACGCTACATTCGCGCGCTCGCGAAGGCTCATATCCTTGAGGATGTGATCCGCGACTACGATCATGCGGATCGCCAGTGGACCTTGGCTGAGCGCGAAAAGAAGATGCTGCTCAAGGAAACCGGGGGGCTTGCGGCGACGAACCGCATGGCCGCTAGTCTGTGACGACGCCCATCCCCCTCCCCTTTGGCCCTTGGGAGCCTGATCGCGCGACTTTTGAGAGCGGCGCGCTCTCCATCGCGGTCAACGTCATGCCCGTTTCGGGGGGATACGGCCCGGCCTATGGCTTTGCGCAGACCGCATCACATCTGGATACCCCGATCAAGGGCGGCGCTGTTTTGAGCAATGATCGTGTCGGCCAGTTCATTTATGCTGGATCCGATCAGGATATCTATGTCAGCAACAACGCCGCGCCGTTCAACTCGGTATATTCCGGCACCGGCATAAGTGCTTTCTCCCGCTGGCAATTCGCCCGGTTTGTAGGGAAGGCGATTGCCGTCAACCCCGACACGCTGCCTGTCGGAGGCGATCTGGGCAGCGCGATGACGACGCTCGGAGGCACGCCCCCAATTGCCCGTGTTGTGGGCGTGGTGGGCAACTTCCTTGTCATGGGCGACCTTGATGATGGGATCGACGGTCCTCGCCCGAACCGCGTCCGCTGGTCCGGTTTTCGCAATCCCAACGCCTGGGGGACCGACGTTGGAACGCAGGCGGACTTCAACGACATGCCCGATGACGGCGGCACGGTGCAGGGCGTGGTCGGGCGAGAGTTCGGCACGATATTTCAACGCTAC